GAACACCACTTGACATAGGTGATAAAATTATTTTTGAAACTTACTCTGGTACTGAATATGGAAAATTTACTCGTGGAGAAATTATAACAGGCCAAACATCTAATGCAATAGCAACAGTTTTAACAGAAGATTTAGATAGAGGTCGTTTATTCATATCTGGTCAAAATAAATTTATAAAAGGAGAACTAGTTGTAGGTGGGACTTCAAATGCTTATGCAACAGTAGGTAATTATAAACCCAATCCTGTAAATAATATTATTGACCTAGTTAGCTTTAGAGATCCAGATAATGTAATTAGTAATTTCTTATCAAATTTTAGAGATGAGTTTCTTGCAACATTACCAGATACATTAGCAAATGATGTTAATAAAAGAAATCTTATAAAAAATATTAATTCACTTTATCGTTCTAAAGGTACAAATAAAGGACACGAAATATTTTTTAGAATATTATTTAATGAAGAGTCACAAATATTTTATCCTAGAGAACAATTATTAAGAGTATCAGATGGTAAATTTGATACATTAAAAGCTTTAAGATTACTTCCAGATGTAGGAGACACAACACAATTAATTGGAAGAACAATTACAGGTTATACTAGTGGTGCCTATGCAGTTATTGAAAATGTTGCAACGTATCAAATTGGTGAAGATACTGTTGCTGAATTTATATTAAATAGTGATTCTATGCAAGGTACGTTTCTAGTTGGAGAACAAGTACAAGGTACGGCTTCTGATACAGATGACTTTTATATTAAAGCAACTATAACAGGAATTCCAGGAACAAAAGTAATTACAAATGATGGTACATTAAATACTACAGCTGATATTCTTTCACTTGTTGCAGGTGGTACTGGTGCTGTATTTGCTATTGATACAATTGGTGCAGGTGGAGTTACAGAAATTGTAATTGATAATAAAGGAACGAATTATCAAGTTGGAGATGTTTTAAATTTTGATAATACTGACACAGGTGGAATACAGGCAAAAGGGTTTGTAAAAATTGTTAATGGTGGTATTATTAATGAAGATGATACAGGAGATAAAATAACGTTAGAAAAAGGCATAATGTTAAATGACCAATATTTTGGTGATGTTATTATGCAAGAAAGTGGTGAAAATTCTGGAACAATTGAAGATATATTTTTATTACAAAATGGTTCAGGTTATTCTACATTACCAGGTGTTACTGTAACCTCAGCTACAGGTTCAACAGCAACTGTAAAAGCGTGGGGTGATGATATTGGTAGAATTACAAAATTAAAAACAATTGAATTAGGAAAGAAATATGAATTAGCACCTACACCTCCACAAATAGGATTTTATAATAGTTGTATTTTGGTAGATATTCTAGGATCATTTTCACCAAATAATACTGTTACTAGTTCTAGTGGTGGAAATGGAATAACAGATAGGTTTAATAATGATAAAGGATTATTAAGAATTAAAAATGTTACTGGTACTTTTGCTGTTGGTGATACAGTAACATCACAATTAGGTAGTACAGCAATTATTAAAAAAATTGACGCTACTAGTGCTTCAATTAATGTTGTTTCAGTTGCAGATACGGATGGTAAATTTATTAATGAAGATGGTAAGCTTTCTGAAACAACAATGAGAATACAAGACAGTAAATACTATCAAGATTTTTCTTATGTATTAAAAGTTGCTAGTTCAATTTCAGTATGGCGGGACGCATTTAAAAAGACAATGCACACAGCAGGATTTTATTTTACTGGACAAGTAGATATTGCTTCACAACTAGACGCTAGAGGAAGATTACCACTTGTTGGTGCTGTTTCTGGTAAAGAAGAAGTTGAAATACCAATATTTGCAATTCTTAATACTCTATTCTCTACAATCTTTGGAAGAAGATTAGGAACAGTAGATGATGGAACAACTTTAAGAGCAAATGCTCACGAAGGTGGAACAATATATCAACAAGGAGATTCAATTGAACACTTTGCTGCTAATCAAAGAGATGTTACATTAACAAGACCTGATTGGGAAATGAATTATACAAGTAGAAAGAGGTCAGTTATTGATGGTGTTCTTGTTAAACGAGGATGGGCATACGCAGGTCCTAGGTGGGGGAATCTTAATAAATGGGCAAATACTCTATTTGGTCAATCAACTTCTGGTCACGGAATAGTGTTTAAAACGTTAGAAGATTTAAAAGTTTTTGGGACAAATTCTAGTTTAAATGGAAGACCTGGAATTTTCTTAATGACTTCTAACGAAGATGGTAGGAACATTAAGATGAATTTTGCTTTACCAACAACAATTACATATAATAGAAATCTATTTAGTAATACGGTAGCTGAATTTAGTTCTACTTCAACAACTTTTGATAATGCTTCAACATAATCTTTATAAATAGTATTGTAATTTAAAGGAACAAATGGCTAAACAATCAATTTTAATAGGATCAATTGCAAATGACGGCACAGGCACTAATTTGCGTGAAGGTGGAGATATAATCAATGATAATTTTAATGAAATTTATACAGCTATAGGTGACGGTAGTATTATAAACACTGCTCTATTCCGTAATGTAATAGGTGGTACTGGTATTGATGAAAATTTAGTTGGTAATGATTTAACTCTAACTGCTGAAGTTTCGGCCGATTCTACTGTTACTCTTACAAACAAAACAATTGATATAGCAAGTAATACAATACAAAATGCAAATCTTCTTCCAGCAATAAGTATCGCTGACAGCTCTTCAACTGTTACACAAATTGCTTTAGGTGAAACTTTAGGAATTATAGGTGGAGGTGGAATTGAAACAACGGTAACTGGAGATACAGTATCAATTGCAATTACTGGAATTACAAATACAGAACTAGACGCTAATGCTGGAATTTTAAATACACAATTAGCAAATGATTATGTAACACTAGGTTATACAAATGTTGCGTTAGGTTCTTCTGCTACGACAGTTAGTGGATTATCAATTACTGGTTTTGCTCAATTTGTAACTACTGCTGAAAATTCAGCTATAAGATTCAATCATAATGATTTTGCTAGTTTTCCAGTTTATGGATCCTATTCAGGTACTCCTGCTTTAGATGAAACAACAGGTAAAGCATTTATAGCAACTGCTGCTGGTTACAAAGAATTAATAAGCCTTGATGATTTATCACCAGAAGCAGGTGATACATTATTTTACAATGGTACAATTTGGGCACAAGCACAAACACCAATTTCTCAATTAGCGGTTACTAGCTCAGGAACTGGTTATACATTTATAGGAGCTGGTTTTGCAACTACGAGTGGTGATAATCCTGATTTACATTTGAAAAAAGGTCACACTTATTACTTTATTAACAATGCAGGTGGTGGACACCCATTTAGAGTACAATCAACATCAGGTACAAGTGGCACAGTATATAATGATGGAGTTACTAATAATGCTGGTGCTACTGGTCCGATTATATTTCACGTTCAAATGGACGCTCCAGCAACTCTATATTATCAATGTACAGCTCACGCTGGTTTAAACGGAACAATCAGTATAACATAGTAAAAAGTATTATAAATATTAGAAAAGGAAAATAAATGCCAGCGATTATAACAAGTAAATTTAGAGTCCACAATAGTGAACAATTCCAAGAAGCTTTTAGTGAAGCCTCTGGAAATTCTTTTTATTTAGGAATTGGCAGACCACAAGAATTTACTACTTCTACAAGAGGTGATGGTAGAACAAATAACGAAGGAACAGATTTAATACCTGTAACACCTCCAGATAATGTTAATACACAAAATTATACTTATGATGATATGTTGGCGTGTAAAAAAATTACAAGTACAAATGTTGGCTTTGTAGTTCCTAGAAGAAATTGGGCAACTGGCACAGTTTATGATTATTACAGACACGATATTGGTGAATATACAACAGGCACAACAACACTTTCAACTACTAATAGTGGCGCTACAAATTTATCTGACGCAACGTTTTATATATTAACATCACAAAGAAATGTTTATAAATGTTTAGATAATAATAGCAATGCTACTTCTACAGTAGAACCTACTGGAACATCAACAACTATTCAATTAACTGCTGACGGTTATAAGTGGAAATATATGTACACTTTAACTGCTTCAATGCAAGCAGATTTTTTATCTGTAGATTTTATGGCAGTTGCAACAGATTCAACAGTAAGTTCAGCGGCAATTGATGGTGCAATTAATGTAGTTAAAATTAAAACTCCAGGTTCCGCTGGAACAGATGGCGCACACGCAAGTGTTCCTATAAGAGGTGATGGAACAGGTGGGGTTTGTACAGTAACAATTTCTTCAGGTGCTGTATCAGCAGTAACCGTAACAACTCCAGGTACTGGATATACTTTTGCTTATGTTACACTTGCAGATATTAATTCTGCTGGTGGTGGAGCATTAATTACTTCTGAATTAGATGTGATTATAGAACCAAAAGGCGGACACGGATTTAATGCAGTTGAAGAGTTAGGTGGATTTTTTGTTATGTTAAATACAAGTTTAGAAGGAACAGAAT